TGAAACTTTTCAATACACCCCGCTGGGCTCGAACCAGCAACCTTCGGTTCCGTAGACCGATGCCTTACGTGAGGGGTTAGGCCGCCTGTAAGGGTGGTACGGAAAGATTGTTGATTGAGACCACCAACCGTGCCGGGAGTCGGCACGCTCGCGGGCACGGAGCGCCCTACGTTGGAGCGCTACCATGATTCGACGAGCACGACCCGAAACCCTGCGCGAATACCTCGAGGACTACCAGCTCCAGCGAGACATCCGGGGCGGGACAGTACGGCAGTACCGAATCGCTGTCAACCTCATTGACCGCTGGGCAGGAAAGCCCGTTCGTCTCGACGAACTGGACGAGCGGCTGGCATCGGAATGGCTACAGGCCTATTCGGCCACCGTAGCCCCCCACACGGTGCGGGCGAAGAAGCAATCGCTCCTCGCGTTGTGGCGTGCGGCCTCAGACGAGGGGCTTTGCGACGAGCCGCGTACCCGTCGCGTGCGGCGGGTTCGGCTTCCCGAGCTGGTCGTCGTCGCGTGGACGAAGGATGAGGTCGAGAGGCTGCTGGCCGCCGCCGCCACGCTGCCCCGCTGGCACCGCTGCGGGCTCCGGCGGTCGGTCTGGTGGGATCTTGCGATCCGCGTGGCGTGGGACTCCGGAATCCGCTGGGGAGACCTCGTCACGCTGCGGGCAGACCAGATCGGCCCCGACGGGGCTTGCACACTGTCGCAGAGCAAGACGGCGAAGGTGTCCGCCTTCCGCCTGTCGCCGTCGACGCTGGAGGCCCTACGCGCCTCCATGGAGGCCTGCCCGAGAAAGCTGGTATGTCCGTGGCCTACAAGCCCTGAGACCTTCCGGGACCAAATGACGAGGCTCGTCGCGAAGGCCGGGATCCGGCCCGGCACCTGGAAGTGGATCCGCAGGGGCAGCGGCACCGATGTCGAGCTTCAGGCCCGCGGCCTCGGCCACCGGCACCTGGGGAACACGCCGGCCGTGTTCAGGGCCTCGTATGAAGACAAATCGCAGACAGGAACAGGAATCCCAGGGCCACGAGAACTAGGCACACTTCCGCCAGTGGCAAACTAGCTGTATAGGGTATTGAGCTACCCGGAAGGAGGGACTTATGAGCCGGTATTCGCTGGTTGCTGCGATCCTGATTGCCAGCACGATCCAGGCCATGGCAGACGAAGACCAAATGGCCCGCGAAGCAAAAGCTGCCGACATAGCTTCCGCTAAGGATGCAGTTGATACGTGCGAGCAAGCCCTGAAGTGGGCGATAAAAAACAAAGATCAAGAAAACGCCAAGAAGCTTCGCGCCGAGTTAAACGCCGCCAAGGCGAAGCTTGCCGCGACGAAGCGCAAAAAACACGAAGATTATGTTGCGAGCGCAGCATGGTCAGAGCAAAAGAGGCAGGAAGATGAATCAAGCGAGCGGGAGTTGGCGGCAGAGAGGCGAGAGAAACGGTTGCGCGAGGCGGAGGCCACACAGAGGGCTCGCGAGGAGAAGGCGAAAGCAGGCCCTGTTTTCATAGAATCGGCCGTGATTGGAAGGAGCATTATAGGGCTGCCAGAACTGAACTTTGTTGTCAGCAACGCGGCCGGAGTCACCGTAGAAGCATTCGACATTGAAGTTGAGTGCTTCAATTCGTTCGACGAACCAGTTAAGAATCTTGTTGGCAGCAATGTTTTTACCGGTGCAGTATCAACCCCAATACTTCCCAATGGCCAAGGCATTTACAGTGTGCAATTGTCGCTTCACGGCGGAACATCGAACGCGATGGTTCGTGTAACTCGCGCCAAGTTGTCGAACGGCGAGGTGTGGAAGCAGAGCCGCGACGAAGCGAAAGAAAAGCCAGGGGCCATCTATCAGGCAAAGCCGCCTAGGCGATAGCGATTGCTCCCGCAGATCGCACGGGGCGACCAGAAGCCTCCCGAGGCTTCGGCACGATCCGCGTGATCCGTGCGAGCGAACGTCCACTCAGTGCTCAACCGATCGCTGCAGCTCCCAGATTGAGAATTGGTAGTCAGCAGCGGATTGTGACACGACTGAGAAGTCGAGCACCGTGACGCCGTATGATGCCAGCTCGGTGCGGATCCGATTGATGACACGCTTCCGCGACCGCACCGACACCATTTCTTCGGCGTTCGGCGTCGAACGATAGACGTGTGAGAACGCGATCTCGCAGAAGTCTGCGATCGTCTCGTCGAAATCGTATGTGTTCGTGACCAGTTTCAACGCGTCCGCGATCTCGTAGACGACCTTCCACCGGAACGCGTGCGATCCAAACCGCTGCGCACGGGATGTTACTTGCCGGCGAACGTGAACCGACTCGTACTTCGCCATAAGCGGCCATTCGATGTACCACCCCGGGCGGAGCACGCGCGGAAATGCTCCGATGACGAACTCGACGCACCGCTCGTCCGTGCGGACGATCCGGGGCCTGGGGATGAAATCCGCGAGGGTGTGCAGCAGTTGGGCGAGCCACTCCCATTCCATCATTTCGGCCCCAGATCTGGCGGCCGGCACCCCGGCCCGCGGAGCGTCGCGGCGTTGAGCTGCGGCCACAGGGCTTCCGAGTGGATCGCGGCGAGCAAGCCCCACGCGGCGTGCGGCAGATGATCCTCCGAGCGGTCGCCGGACAGGTACAGGTTCACGTGCCGCAGAGCGTGATTGAGCAGGTCCGCTACCGGCATGCCCTTTTCCCAGTTGAAATCCCCGTACTTCGCCGCCCCCTCCGCGCACGTGCGAGCCACGGCCTCCAGGCCGATGGGCGAGATCAGATCGTATCGGGTGGCCTCCGCGTCGCTCGACCGAACGGCACCCGTAGCGAACCGCACAGTCGACCCTTCCTGCTCCTTCACGGTGTCTGCCTCCTGGTAGTGTCTGACCATGCCGATGAGGTGAATCACGTAGCCTGCCAGCGTTCCGCTCGTGCCGTGGTAGGCCCCGGAGAAGCGTCGAGCCCGCCGCTCGGCATCCCGCAGCTCGTCGTCCGTCAGCCAGTGGCTCACGACGTCCTCACCTTCCCGTTCGCGATTCGGAAATTGCTGACGTCGAACTGGCCGTCGGCATGCACTCGCACGGACGCGAAGCCGTGATTGAACTTGTTGATGCGGGCGTACTCCGGCCGGAGATCGCAGAGGCAGCCCGTGCTCCAGCAGAAAACTTCGCGGCCGAACATGTCAGGCTCGCAATGGGCGCTCGTGCGGTGGCCGTGGCCCTCGAGCACGGTGTGTTGCAGCCGGAGGAACGCCCCGCGGGCCTGGTTGACCGGGGCCGCGAACCCCTTGCCCTTCTCGTGCCCGTGGAGGATCGGCAGCTGGCCAGCCATGATCGGCCGCTGGTCGTCAACGTAGGCGATGCCGTGGTCCGCCATGTCTAGCCACTCGTCGAGGCCCGTCCGCTTGTCGTCGCTGATTTCCGGGGCGTGCTGAAACAGCCAGTGGTCCCACCGCTCTTCGTGGTTCCCGGCCTTGAAGACGATCGGGATGGACTTGAACTGCCCGCGGATCCACGCGAGCATGTCGCGAGCGGCATCCACCTCCGCGGAGAACTTCCGCTTCTTGGGATTCTTCGTGTAGCGGCTGATCGCGTAGAAGTCGCACGTGTCGCCGTTGAGGACCAGGGCCTCGATTCTGTCGCCCCGCAGCTGGTCGACCGCAGCCCGGAGCGCCACCTCGTCGTGATAGGGCACGTGGATGTCCGACAGCACGCCGACCGTGCCCGTGACGTCGAGCTCGTAGGGCTTCCAGTCGTCGGCCTTGCTAGGCGGCATCGCCGGGACGGCTCCGGCGGATCGCTTGGCCCGAGGGGTGATCGTCGACATCCGGCCGCGACTGTACTGGCCGTTGACCCCCAGCTGCCTCCTGATTCGCGAGTAGGCCTGTTCCAGCGTGAGGGCCCCGTTGGCCTCCGCCTGGAGGCGACGGCCGAGCGTTTTGGCTGGGGCGTCAGGATGAGCCGCCACAAGCCGGCGGGCCATTGCCGTTATCGCGTCACCGCCGAGTTGTCCTTTGGTTGGCATCCTTGCCCTCCTCATTGGTGTGTCAGTCCCCGACATAAAAACTTATTGCCGACCTCGTTCAACAACCTCTGCCGCCCGCTTCGCGTTCTTGATCGCCCGCCTGACAAGCATCCGCCCGGCGGCGTCGAGGAACGGGAGGCCGCGCCTTACCGCCTCCTCGCGGAGCCAGCCGACGATCTCATCGATCCTTTTCTCGCATTCATCCGGCCCCCACGCATCCATGACCATCGCGTGCTTTTCGCACGGGCAATTCCCAGAGGGCTCAATCTTCAGCCAGCGGCGCAAGGTATTTTTCAAAAATGTGCCCGGCCCCGGAATCGCCCCGGTGATCCTCGCGTGCGTCTCGGCGTAGTCTGCCGATGCCTTGCAGGCCGCGTAAACCTCGCGGCTCTTTGATTGCGTTTTCCTGCCGCACTCAGCACAGGTAGCCAAGTAGCCGCCATCGCGATTGACGTACTCAAACCGACAGAGGCTCATTGGAATGTCACCGTTATTTCAGGGTCTTCGCATATTCGCGTTGCGGTGTGTCCGATTTCCGGGAATTCATAAATGTCACCAAGCGCGATCATGAAAACGTCCTTGAACGTATACTGCTCACCAACACGAGGGCTGATCCGCAGTTCGGGATTTCCTGACTCCCCAACGTCCGCAGACTCAAATACGTGCGACTCCCAACCGCCTGGGTAGTTCAAACACTCTAGCGGTGGCAGTGGATTTGTCGTTTGGCTAAACGATTGGCGGTAATACTTTCCGCCGCTGGTAACAGAAATGGAGCCCAGTTGTTTGCGGTAGTAGGCACCGCCGAAGTCGATCATCACGCTCTGGATGATGCCGTTGGATTTGTAATACTCGTCGCCCCCGTAGAACGCGATGCCGGTGATGGCCCCGTTTTCGTCCACCGACGACACTTCGGCATTTGGCCCCCACCACCACCATCCTGCCGATTCGCCGTCCGTCACGATGACGTAGATTGGATCGTACTCAGAGTAGCCGCTGCCGCCGTTGGTGATCGAGATGCCATCGACGTACCAGTAGGTCTGGCCGTTCCAGCCGGTGGCCGACGCGAGCGATGCCGCCAGCACGGCCCCGCTGCCGGAGCCGTAAGTCTGTACGGCGAGCGTCGGCTCCATGCGTCCGGAGCGGAACTCGACCTGGGCACCCTCATCGGCCGTATCGCCACTGGCAGCGCTGAAATCCAAGTAGCCCGATGAAGGGTAGCCCGTGCCGCCGTTTGTCACGGTGACGCCCGTCACGCTCCAGGTTTGCGGCGTCGTGCCGTTGGGGGCAATCGTCACGCCGAACGTAGCCCCGCTGCCGCCGGATGCCGACGCCGTGACGGTGGGCTGGACGCGAGACACGTTCGCGACGGCGACAGCAACTTGCTGCGTGACGACATCCTCTCCTGCCTGGGCCGTGAACGCGATGGGGTCTCCGTCATTCCAGCCGCTCCCAGCAGCAGCCGCCACCACGGCATCGACATACCAATATGCCGTATCTCCATCACCGGCCTTTTCGAGCGAAACAGAAAGCACGGCCCCGGTAACACCGGCTGGCGGCGACGCGACAACCGTCGGCTCGGCTCGCGTTCTGGTTACGACATAGCCCGCAAGCCCGACGATTTCCGAGGGGCCGTCAATTGTGGCCGCCACAGCCGACGCAGTTGGCCCCACGAATCCGCGCCCCTCGACCCCGCCAAGGTTGGGGCTTGGCATTTGGTGGATTACTGATTGTACGACACCGATGCTGTTTGTCTGCGCAAAAAACGCATACGGAACGTGCCACCACATGCCAGAAGGTGAGTAATATCCAGAAGTGATAGAGAACGAGACGACAATCGTCTGGTTAGGCGGATAGCCACCGCCGCCGTCCTGGACGGCGACAGAATCTACCTGCCACATTGGAATGATCGTCGGCTGGTCCAGGCCAATGTACCGGCTCAGGCCAGCCAACGCCTGCCGCATTGAAACCGACAACTGCGCAGGTGTCGTCGATGCAGCAGCAACAGTAGCCGACATTGTTGGGGGCGTGTACGACCACTGCGATACACGCACGGCCGGGAGCGTGCCCGACCCGTTTTCCACAACAGCGGACAGCGTGTCGGAGAAGGGGCTGTAGCCACCGCCGCCGCTCGTTACCGAAACCCCTTCGACCTTCCAGTACGGCTGCCCTAAAACATCGGCGTGCTGGCTGAGATTGGCCGAGAGCTCTGCGCCGCTGCCACCTGCGCCGAGCCACGCAATGCTTACAACTGGACGAGTCCTGTTGAAAAAACGAAAGAATCTGTAGCGCTGTCGCGACCAGCCGCGAATAATGGAAAAAAACGGAACGCCGTACAAATTGAATGGTACGACTCGCGTCTCGCCTCTCCAATTGATCCGATCAAGCGTAAATGCGGCCTCTCCTGGAAATAGCTTGGCAGACCCCCCGCCAATCGGAGAGATGGTTCTTCCTGTTGGCGTGAGCGAATAACTGAACGAATACGACTCGCCTTCGTTGCCGCCAGTTCCAGAGCAGTTTCGAGCAAGCGGGCCGTCGTTGTCCGACACAACACCAAGGCAGTATGCGTTTTGAGAAACGCCGGAACACGACTCGCTGATGTCCAGAACTATCGTGTAGTCCTGCGGCTGGCATTCGATTGAATACGTTTTGCCATCGTACTCAAACATTTGACCAGAGCCGTCTCCGGTGCTGAACTCAATGACAATCTGCGTGGCTTCGTCAGTGCACGCGCACTTAGATGCACCGCAGCAACCGCAGGGAGTGCCTGGAAGGAACATCTAGCACTCCGCAGCAACGAGAAGCCACCGATCGCCGACGAAGAGGCACAACACCTTCCGGACGCCGCTCGGCACATTCACGGTGGCGAACCAGTTCGTGGCCGTAAATGTGACCGTTGGCGAAAGGGCCGTGCCGTCTGCGTTGATTTGTGTCACCGTGGCCGTGGCGTTCTTCGTCCACGTCGCGGAGATCGTGCCCAGCCGCGGCTCCTCGCCATCGCCGCCGCCGCCGTCTTGACGAAAGGTGATCGGCGGCATATCCCGATTGCCGCGCTCGTAGGCACGCGTGGCGGCTGCCACACGGCGGGCGGCGTCTTCGGTGAACGCGACCTTCCGCCCTGCCATGCGTCAGGCCCCCTGCACAATGAAGGGCGAGCCGAACTTGGCCGTGAAGTTCTTCTCCGGATAGAGCTTCGCCCCCTCGCCGTTGCGGATCACGCTGGGCGGCGAATTGCCGGTCTTTGCCGTGCCGTTCGCGTTGAGCGCGACGGGCTGCTTCACGGGCTTCCCGTCCACCACGATCACCTTCCGCTGGCCGCTGACGATCTCGTGGAAGCCGACGTCCCACGGCATCGACTTCCAGGTGTCGGGGTCAAACCGAAACTCCCAAACCGTCTCGACCAGGACGAGCGTTTCGTCCGTGCCGCCGGCGACGGGCTCCCCCTCCGTGTCCGAGCTCGCCGTCTTGTTGCGGGAGACGTTTTGCACTTCGCGGCGCTTGGCGGTCTTGAAATAACACTTCCACTTGCCGGCGGATTCGCCGTCAAACGTGTCGCTGCTAACGCTTCCGGAATAGTCCTTTGCGTCGGTCTTCCACGCGTCGCTCGTGTAATACTTCGTGAGCGTCCAATCTCGCTCGTCGCGTTCGCGTTGCAGTCCCTCGACCGGGTCGCCCGCGGAGTTGACGATCATCGTGCCGTCTTTGTCTTTGAAGGCCGGCACCGTCGAGACGCCACCGGCGCGCTCCCAGAAGTCTTCCGGAACGCCGGTGGACTTCAGTTCCGCGGCCTTCGGCGGGGGGTAAAACGCCACGTCGAGCCGCCAGAGCAGACCTTCCTTCGTGGTCGGCGCGAGCTTGAACTCCATCGCCTTGCAGGCGGAGTTTTCCCAGTGCGCCGAGTACCAGCCGACCGGAACTGCCTTCAGCAGCGAGAGCTTGCTGTCGAGCGGCGAGGTGTTGCGGATCAGCCAGGCCTCGTCATAGCGCAGCGGCTCGCCAACCTTGCCAGACAGGCCGGTGCCATCCAAAACGCGACGCCAGCCGATAGGGGGCATGGATCACTCCAATGCAAACGGGTAAACGTCGTCGCCGCCGGAGGTGTTCTCGGCGATCTGCTCGAGCACGGAGAGCTGCTGCTGCTGGACGTCGGCACCCTGGCCGCGCATGAGGCGGAACATTTCGGCGACGCCTTCGGCCGAGCGGGAGTCGATGCCCTTGATGGCCTGGTCCACGCTCGCAAACTCGACGGTCTGCCGCACGTCCACAGGGGCCGGCTTCACGTCCTCGATCTGGCCGGCTGAGGCCTGGGCCTTGGCGATTGCCGAATCGAGGGCAGTCGTCAGCGGGCCGGCCAGGGCCTGCCCGACCGGCGTGGTGTTCTCGGCGAATGCTGCCGCGAACGCGGCCGAGGCCGCGTCGGCGTTTTCATTCATCGAGGCCGCGAACGTATCTGCCTGACCAGCCCAGGAGTCCGCGCTCGCCCGCAACTGGCCGGCCATCTCCCCAAACCCTGGGATGACTTCGGCGATCTCCGCGGCCGCCCCGTACAGAGCGCCGACGATGTCCGAAAACAGCCCGCCGATGACGTTGCCGACGACCTCGAAAACGTTGAACGCCCCAACGAACAGATTTGCGACACGCTGCCCAAGATCGAGCACCACGCCCCACTGCTGCCCGACTTGCGACAGGAACTCAAACGTCGATCCGAAATTCTGAATCAGGAAGTCCCCGGCCCCAGCCAGAAACCTCGCGCCCTGCAGGATGCCCTCTCCGATCGCCTGACCGATGTTCGCTCCGCCGATGCTTCCGACAAGGTCGGAGAACGACGTCGCGACACTCTCGACGGCCGGTGCGAGGAATGCCACCACTTGCTGCACCACGCCCTCGACCGCCTTCTGGGCTCGCGTGAAAGCGTCGTTCATGGCCTCGACGTCCTGTCCCTGGGCGGTCGTCAGGGCCAGCCCGAATCGCTCCGCCTCCTCGCGAGCCGCGGCGATGGCGTCAGCCCCGCCGGCAAAGAGCGGCAGCAGGCCGGCCCCGGCCCGGCCGAAGATCTGGACCGCAGCGGCCGACCGCTCGGCCTCGTTCGGGATTGCGGCGATCGCAGACGCGATCGTGTCGAACCGGTCCGCGGCGTTGAGGCCGGCGAGCTGCTCGACGTTGAGGCCGAGGTTGGCAAACGACGCGGCCGCCGTGGCGGAGCCTTGCTGGGCCTTGACGAACGCGACGTCGAGCTTCGTGGCGGCCGTGCCGATGGTATCCAGCGACACGCCCGCAAGGTCGCCGGCCAGCGCCAGCCCTGAGAGCTCGCCGTAGGTCATGCCGAGCCGGGCGGCCAGCTTGCTCGTCTGGTCGATCACCTCCGCCTGCGCCTGCCCCATGTTGACAAAGCTGTTGACGGCCTGCGAAGCGGAGTTGACCAGCGATCCGAAGAACTGGGCAGCGTTGATCGCCACGAGTGCCGACATGCCACCGCGCAGCCCGGCAAGGTCGCCTTGCAGCGACTTGAATGCCGATCCCGCGGCGTTCGTGCCAGACACGAGCCCACTCGTCGAGGCCGTGAAAACGGCGGAGACTTTGCCGATCGTCGCCATGCTATGCCTCTTCCTTCGGAGTCCACCTGGCTCCCGCTGCCTTCAACATCTCTGCCTCAATCTCGTCTTCTGTCATCTCGCGATCTGGGTCGTAGGAGGGCAGGAACATCTCTCGAAACTGCGGATCGACGTTGGCACCAAGCGCCTTCAGGATCAGCAGCGTCTGCAAGGCCGTTCGCCCCCACTCGTCGCCGAAGGGCTCGACGCGGTAGGAAGCGATCCATCTCTGCAGCGCCGAGATGGGGATGTTTCGCTTCAGCCGCTCGACGTTGAGAACCTTGTGATGAGCCGCCAGCCGGTACAGGAACCGCTCCGTCAGTCCTGCCCGGCTGCGGAGTTTTTTTCCACCTCCGAAACTGCTTCGTCGTCGTTCTTGAACACCGTTTTCAGGGCGTGGTTGTAGAGCCACATGACGCGGTTCGGGTTCGCGCGCATGATCTGATCGATGCTGTCGTCGGTGAACAGCGGCTCGCCGTTTTTCTTGCAGTAGGAGCCGGCGATCGTTTTCGCGACGAGCGCGGCCGACGCCGGGCGGCCGACGCATTCGCGATGCTCGGTCGCGATGGCATGCCACACGTCGAACGTCGGATAGCGCAGGTGAACCGTTTTGTCAGTGCCGTCGACCTTGGCCTCGATGACCTCGGGCTCCCACGACAGCACATCGTCTTCGTGCTTGCTCACGCTTTCACTCCTGAGAATCGGAATCGAGCGGTTCCACGGAGGAACTCGCCAACAGTGCCACTCACGTCAAACGTCTCGAGGAACGCTTCCATCGACAGGCTGCCGGTCGCGAAGTTCACGGCCAGCATGGCCAGCAGTCCGGTGTGGTCGAAGATGTACGGCGGCACGTTCCGCAGGCTGATGTCCACGCCCCCCGGCACGATGCCGATGCACTCGAACTGATTGACGACGCGCGTGTTGATGCCCGTGCCGACCACGCGGCAGCCGACATTCGTGACGTCCTCGATCCGTGCCGTAGCCGGTTGTAACCGCCAGTTCGTGAGCCGGCCAATCGGCACGCCGTTGAACGTGACGGTCGATCCTTGCGACGACGGAGGGGGGATGGTGGGCATTGAGCGCCTCGCCTATCAGAAGTCAGACGTGTACTCGGCAAGTCCCTCGCGGAGCTTTCCGGAGTCGTTGACAATCTCAGACTTTGTGCATTTGCAAGTCTTTCCCTTGAACGTCTTTGTGTCACCCTTTGCGGGTGGATCGCCCCACGTGTTCACAGTGGCAGTGACAGTGATGCCGTCGGTGCCTCCATTGGGGCCGGGATCGAACAAGCCTTGTTCGTAAACGCGGTCTCCGCCGTGAGGGATTGCCAGCGTCGAGGCATCGAGGCCGGACGACGAAGGACTTGGACGTGAAGACTTAATCGAGATTTTGTAGGCGTTCTGAATGCCGAAGTTCTGGCCTTGGGAGCTGAGAATCGCCGGCCCGGATGGCGTTGGCATGTGTTACCTCAAATGGTTTGTGGTTCGATGTATTCCCAGTTGGCTGACCATTGCGCGTACTTTCCGGCCTCGTAGACCTCTTCGGCGCTCGTGCAGATCCACCCGGTTTCCGGCGTTGCGTCTTGCGGCACGGGGGTGCAGGCTGGGAGCGCCCCCTTGGCCTGCCCAGACGCACTGCATGTCTGAGAAACCCGGCCTCCGGATCCTTCCTTCAGCGGCGGGTCTGCATACTCCACAACAGCGCTGTCGAGATCGGTGACGTCTTCTTTCTGCGTTCCGGAAGTGGTGTCGATGTCAGCGATGTTGACGCGCCTGACGCCAGCTGGAAGAGTCGGGCCATTCGCGGGTTTGGTGGAAAGCGGCATTGGTCACTCCTCTGAAAAACGGATTTCGACGGATTGCTCGACCGTGTACGTGGGCTGCTCTCGCCCCTCGAGGTAGCCGGCGTCGCCATCCCGCTCGTCCAGCACGAGGCAGTGGTCGATCGTCTCGCCATGAGCCGAGCCGGAAAACTTGTGGATCGCCCCCGAGACAGCCCGTGCCAGCTGCCACGCCTGTGTGTAGGAATCGGCGTAGATCACGACGGTGAAGCGGGCCGCAGGGTGGAGCGTGTCCGCCTCGGGCGTCGCGTCGAACGTGTCGTCGAGCAGCTGCTCGCGGGCCGTCGCCTCGCGCGTGTAGATCGCGTAGGGCGGATCGCCGCCGCCGGTCATTTCGACCGGCCACGCCGTGACGCCGGAGGCCGCCTCGATGGTCGCTTTGAGCCAGTTGTGGGGAGCGTTGGCCATGTCAGCCCCCCCCGAAGCTGCGAGTGGGATTCATGCCCGAGGCAAGCTCGTTCGCAGCCTTCTCCAGGGCGCGAGACATTTCCTCGGCCAGCCGCGAGGCCGCTGGCCCGCCGTATCGGGCGCGAAACTTCTCGATCAGGTTTTGAGGCTTGACGCCGCGGCTGGTGCCGAACTCCAGCCAGATTGCCTTGCGGCTCTCCGTGCCGGCCTTGTAGCCGACGACGCCGTACACCACGCCGTCGCGGTTCCGGCCGATGAACTTCGCCTTCGACGTGGCGGCTCGCCTCAGGGCACCGCCTCGCACCCGTGACTTCTTGCCGCTGCCCGCCACAAACCGGCCGCCGGCTCCTCGCTTCAGGGCGGCCCGCACGACCCGCGTGCCGCCCTTCGGCGTCACCGCCTTCAGGATCGGAACGCCGTCTTTGAGCACGCGCTTCAAGGCCGCGATCAGATGCTTCTTCGCGATGTGCCGCGGCAGCTCGTCGAAGCGGGCCATGAGCGCCCCGATCTCCCCCCGCATGTCTTGCCAGTTGATCGAGATCATGCGACGGCCTCCTCGACGGTGATGACGAGATCGCCGTCCTGTTCGACCACGCTGGAGATCTTCATGATGTCGCCGTTGCGCGAGTGGCAGACGAGCTGCATCGACGCATCGATGCCCTGGAACTTTCGGCAGATGACCGTGGCCTGGCGGTTGCCGCCGACCTGCCCGCGTCGCTGGGCCTGGCCGTAGCTCTCCTGGTCATAGGAACCCAGGAACGAACGGACCTTCCCCCAGGTCGTGAGGCTCTCGCCGGAGGCGTTGCGCGTCTGCACTGGACGCTGAAGTTCGAAGCGGTGAGTAAGGCGGCCGGAGGCGATCATGCGTCAGTACCTCCCCGACCACGAGGAGGCGGCGAGCAAGTCGTCGAAGCCCACAGGCAGCACGATTGTCTGGTCGTCGGCGAGCACGCCGCGATTGCGGAACGCGTGATCGACGTACATGAGGATCGCGGAGTGGAGCAGCGGGCAGAGGATGAAGCCCGGGGCACGACCCGCCCACCACTCCACCACGAGCTTCCCGGAGGCTGCGACCTCGAGGGCGATCTCTCCCGGCCGCACGTCGGCGTCCACCTGGAAGTCGGACGGCGGCACCGCCTGGCCGTCGATCGTGACGCTGACGGGATGGTCGGCATCGACAAGCAACGGCGGGGCCGGCAGAGCGACGACCCGCGGGCACTGCCGCCAGACGCCGCGGAGCTTCGTCGCCACCATCGTGATGCCCAGCCGCTGCTCGATCAGCCGGCGGGCGGTCGAGATCTTCTGAGCCAGGAGGAAGTTGTGCTCTTCGTTGTCGGGCAAGAGGCCCACCTGAGCCCGCGCGTCGGCAAGCGACACCGGCTCGACCACGGGCGGGATCATCACCTGGACGTTGTCTGGTGGCGAGAGAATCACGCTGCACCTCCCGGACGGGCAACGGCACGCTCGACAAGCGGTTCGGCCGCCCGCGAACCCTGAGCTGCAGGAATCGCCTCAGCCCGGCCAGTGGACGTCAGGAACCGCGCCAGCTCGGGCGTGGCGTTGAGGACCGCGCCTGGAGCGTTGCCGCGGAATGCAGCCGTGAGCCGGACAGGGACAAGGGATTCCACCACGGGCCTCCGTGCGGCCCGGTGGGGGCTGGGGAAGAAGAAACCCAGCCCCCACCGGAAACGGTGTGAGCAGTCAATCAACGCGATCAGGTCGCGGCCTTGGCCAGCCGACCCACGAACTCGGGGCCGTGGTTGCTGACGCCGAGCCGCGTGCTCGCCACGTAGAGCAGCTGGCGGCTGCGCACGAGCAGCTCGCGGGCCACGGTGATCTCGAGGCCGGTGTCCTTGATGCCCACCGCGGTGGACATCGAGAAGTCGCCGAAGAGGGCCAGCGTGTTCGCCGGCAGCCCCTTGACGATGTAGACCGGAGCCCCGTAGATCGTCGGAACCACGCGGCCGCCGCCGACCACCATCGTGGTCTGCTGCGCTGCCCAGATCTTCATGAGATCCACGTAGCCGGCCTTCGAGCACACCCACGCGCCCGTGCCCATGATCGACTCGTCGACCTTGCCGACGACGTCGGCGAGGTTGTTGGCGGTCGTCGAGGCGTTGGCCGCCACGGTGACGGTATTGCCCGCAGTCACCGCACCGGCGAGGCCGCCGATAGTCGGGTTGCTCGCGTTGCCGCCGAGCCAGACCGTGTCGATCCAGCGGGCGAGCCCGTAGGAGCACCGGTCGACGATCAGGCCGGCCACGTCGATCGGCGAATCCTCGACGAGCGAACGCGACACGGGGATCGAGGCACCACCCTCGTAGAGGGTCAGGTCGGCACCGCTGCTAGCGATGTCCTGGTCGGTGAAGGCGACGTTCTCGCCGGCGAACCCGAACGTCACGTCACCGCTCTTCGGCAGCGTGATCTTCTGGCCGGATGGTCGGAAGATGCTGGCCAGCTGCACACCAACCGACTGGTAGGAGAGCCGGTTCACGATGGCGTTGTAGAGCTCGCCCATGACGAAGTCGGCACCGTAGCCGGCGACCGTTTCGCCCATAGCACGCTTCTCGCCGGCGGCGATCGAACAGAGCAGACGGCCAGCGGCCTCCGCGATCTTCGGCGAGCGGAACGCCTTGACGCCTGCTCGGATGTCGGGCGCGGCGAAGCGGTCTTCCTTCTCGGCGTCGAACTGCCGCTCGACGTCCTCGCGAGACTTGTCCTCCGATCGCACCTTTCGCATGGCGGCCACCTGGGCGTCGAGATCCTCCTCGCGCTGCACTTCGGCGGTGATCTTGCCGGCCCGCTCCGTGGCGGCCTTCAGCCGGCCCTCGATGCTCTCGCGCTCGGCGTCATCCTTGGGCTCGAGCGAACGGAGCGCGGTGATTTCGTTTTCGACCGCGGCGCTCTCGTCGCGGAGAAGGCGGAGCTTCGGACTGGGCATGATTACCTCTTTGGGAATGTGACGCGGTCGATGTCGAACTCGCTCGCCGCAGGCTATGAAGAGGCCACCGATTTGCCCTATAGGCGGCCCGCCAAAAATTCTTGGGCGGGCTGGTCAGCCCTTCGGGCGGACGACGATTGCGTGGATTTCCCGCTGGCCTGCTGCCAGTTCGCGGAGCGTTTCTGCTTGCTGCTCCTGCGTGCGGCCGAGCCCCTCGATCGCAGCGGCCGTTTGCTTCAGAAACGACGAGTGCGACTCCACGACTGGCACAACCACAGTGCGGTGCATGGCGTGCGCCCCCTCGCGCAAGAGCCACAGCAAGACCGCCAGCACAAGGCACGGGAAGCCGAATTCCCGGGCCGCACGGATTCCGATCTCGATCATTTCGCTGTTCATGCCCGCTGCTCCCACCACCTTTGCACGAGGATCTCGACGATCTTGCCGATGGCCCAAAACAGGAGCATCGACAGCAGCGGCGATCCACAGCGGTCGCGGTAGACGAGCCGCACACGCTGCTCCCATCGCTCCCGCATGGCGGCGCTGTCGTGGCCGGCGAACAGGGATTCGCTGCCCTTCGGCGATTCACCTACGGCCGTCGCCACGATGGCGTCACACCGCTCCCGGCCGAGCATGGCCCGGCGCAGCGGATGAGCGGCGAGCGACCGCCAGACATGCTCCTCGAGGTCGGTCGTGCTCATCGCTTGGCGCACCTCCCGTCCGGGCAGTCTGTCGGCCACTTGGCCCGCGCGATGAGGGCACGGATCTCCGTGGCATCGCTGCCTGCGGCCACGGTTCCGTCAGAGCCGAACAGCACCGCGGCCAGCTCGCCGTTGGCGTTCAGGATCGGCCCGCCACTGTCGCCCTTCCGAGCATCGGCCCGCAGCTCGAGGATGTGGAAGGGGTGACGGGGGCCGAACGGGGAAAGCCGTTGGGTCATCGGCCCGGACTTTTCTCTGTAGGAGAACGGCGGCGGGCCGTATCCGGCGATCGTGAGCGTGTCGCCAGGGGCCGGTGGCCGCGCCGCGAGCCGCACCGGAGCCGCGTCGGGGGCAGCGGTCACGAGGGCCGCCAGGTCGAAGGCGTCGTCGCTCGCCACCACGCGAGCCGGGGCTGAGCTGCCGTCCGGCCAGCGGATCGTGATCGAGTCGCGATTGCCGCGCACCACGTGCCAGGCAGTGAGCACGAGGGCATGGCGGCCGCGAACATCGACGAGCACGCCCGAGCCGCAGTCAGTGCCAGGGCCGGATCCGCAGACCACGCGGGGCACTGCGGGCCGGGGACCGCCGGCGGCGGCAACAGGCGGCGAAGCCGGGGGCGCAGGCGGAGATTCAAGAGCGCCGGCACCATCGCAGAGCGGGCACACGAACCGCACCGGGCCGGGCCCGACGACGCGCTCGCCGTGGCAGTTGTCGCACGGGGCGGCCGCGGCGGTTGCGGCAAACAGGATCGCGAGCACGATAGCGTGGCGAAAAGAAGTCATGGTCATCCGGCTGGCCGGCTCCAGTCGCCAGGCAGTGTCATGGACGCGATCGCAAACGACCCCTTCCACGCGGAGCGGGCCGTCCGCTCTGAGTCGTAGCGGATGATGTCGTACGAGTCGGGGTAGGCCATGAGCCGCTGGTCGGGGATCCACCGGGCCCACGGCACCGCGTGGCCATTGCGGCCAACGCTCACGACCAGGCCGTGAAGCACGAGACACACGGCCTGCTCGTAGCTCTCTGGGAAGATCACCTCGAGCGGGCGGAACTGACGGGCCGTTTCCTCCCAGCCCTCCGGGAACCGCGACACCGACACCCACGGGCCGCCGGCCTGGTTGAGTCCGCCCTTGCCGGACGTGCCCACGATCGCGTGGCGGAACTGGTAGTCGCGCGGCTGCACCGTCTCGGGGAGCATGCCGCGGCGGACGGCGATTTCGAGCACGGCCCGGACATTCGCACCGCCCCACTTTCGAGGGTTGGCCTCCGCGTAGACGGAGAGCGGCGAGAGCCAGACGGAACCGAAGTCTTTCGATTCCTGATAGCGGAAGTCTTTCTTCGGCCCACCGTAGTTCACGCCGCGCGCACGGTTGCGCGCGGCCTCCGCATTCGCCCGGAGACTGTGGCACGTGCATTCGTGCGTCGGATTCTGGTTGGTGAACCGGTCGATGAAGTTCATCCCCCACGATCCGGCCGCGTCGTTCTCGCGGGCCTTGGCCACCCAGTCGCGCGTCTCGATCCAGAGCGATTCGGGGAACTCGCGCGAGGCGTCGCCGCAGGCATCGCGGAGAGCGTCGGTCGTGTCCTCGGCCGCGAGCTCGGCCGGGTAGCCGTCGTGCTCGGCCGGAAAGACGTCGATGAGGGCAGGGTCGATCACGGAACGGCCTCCATCACAGCGGCTTCGCTCGCAGGGGCAGGCGTCACCCGGATCACCTGTCCACCGGCCAGAGCCACGACGGCGGGCAGCCCGGCCTTGCGTGCCGCCTCCAGGGCCAGCCGATACTGGGCAGGAATCTCGCCGTCGCCGTTGGTCGTGTCGTCCTCGAGCAGGGTGGCCACGATCTTCCGCTCCCGGTTGAGCCGGTTGATCGCCACCGTGACGTAGGCCGGGATCGCGCTGTCGTCCTTTTCGTAGACGTAGACGGCGGCCGTTGCCGTCGAAAGCGTCTGCGGATTCTCGGCGCGGCAGCCATCCACACGCGGCAGCGTGAGCAGGAGCAGGCCAGCGACGATGAAGGCAAACGGCCTCACGCCTTGGTCTCCGGCTGCAGCAGTTCGTCGAGCAGCTGCTGGCAGACGGCCACGGCCTGCGTCTTCCCTGCGTCGCGTAGCCGGGCCGCGAGGTCGATCACGAGCCGGAGGTCGTCCACCGGGGCCCGATCACGACGGCGGCTGAACATGCTGCGGACGGGCGGCACCCCTACGGCAACGCCGTATGCGATGCAGGCTGCGGCAAAGACGTACTGCGCGATCGTCAGGTAGTTCATGTCGTCTCCAGTTCAGAGGCCTTGTCTGCGATCCAGCCGGCCAGAGCCGCGCCCTCCGCGGTCCTGAGCACGGCCGCGATCCGGCGGGCCAGTTCGTCGTCGAGGCGGTTGCCGGTCTTTGATGCCAGCCACTCAATCGCGTCGGCGATCGCGTCGGCCCGCTCGGCCTCTGCCGTGGCGGCCGACAGCCGCCGGGCGTAGCCGAGCAGGGGAGCCCACTCCACGAGCAGCCGCACGTTGTCGAGCATGGTCACACCCTCACGAGCGGCAGTAGCTGCTCCACGGCACCGCTCGCGATCGCGAGCACGAGCGACCGAACGGCCGGCCGCACGATCAGCCACAGCGGCCACATGGCCGCCGGCACGGCCTTGTCGGCCACCGCGTCGAAGAGACTTCCGACAGCCTCCAGAGCCAGCGTCTTTTTTTCCGGGCCCGTCATCGTGCTCACGCGGTCGAGTCCGCCGACGACCAGGCGGAGCAGGGCAAGCATGAGATCGCCGAACTCGGCCCACGTCAGGCCGTCGACTGCGGCCGATCGGGCCGTCGAGACGAATGCGTGAATCTTTGACAGCAAGCCGCCGTCGAGGTTCGTGGCCGCGGCCACTGGATCAGACGAGATCATTTCGCCACCTCCGTTGACGCAAGCGCCGCCCGCATCCGGGCGGAGGCCGCCGCAGCGGCAGCCCGAGCCCCGGCGAGCGTGGAAACCTTGACGGCACGCGAGCCCTCCGCCGTGGTTGCACTTCGCTCCGGAATCCCCTCGGGGTAGTCATCGATCCAGACGTCGACGGTGAGGCCGGCGGCTGCTGCGGCCGACCGTTTTTGCTGGTCCCGCCCACACAGCAGCACGCCGGCCAGCTCGTCATGGAGATCGCCGAAAGCCTGCCGCAGGACGGCCCGGTTTTCCTCCGTGTCGTCGCGGCGGGTGATGCACACCACGCGGTTGCCACGGGACTGCGCGTCGGTGACGAACGATCGCCACAGCCCGGGGGCCGCCGTGAACGTGCCGTCGAAGTCGAGAGAGATCGTCAGGCCGCGAGACTCTGACCGGTGGGCCATCACGCTCCGGGCCTGCTTCCAGAGCGGGAGCGACCTGATTCCGGCCGTGCTCTGCGGGTAGGCCGGGTAGGTCACGGCAGAGATGTCGTACAGGCCGCTGGCACGGAACACGGTCCGGATCACGTTGCCCTTCTCGTCCTCGGTCCATGTTTCCCCGTCGGGTGCGGCCGTGAACGCGAAGCTCGCGCCGGTGATCGTGCGATCGTCCACGAGCATCGCGAGATCGCGGCCGTGGGTCGTTTGGAGCGGGCGATGGATGTATTCCAGGCCCTTCAGCGCTTTCCGCAGTTCGAGCCGGCCGTTCGTAGTGCGACCGGTGATGAGGTGCGAGATGTGGTCAGTCAGGAACGGCACGTCGATCTTGCCGCGCGGGTCGTTCGCCTTGCGGTCGACAAGGCCGTCGAAGGCCGTGGGCGCGAACTTCTCGCGGAAGCCTCCAAGATCTACGGAGAACGAATCCCACGGCGGCGAGATTCCGGTGATCACTGGGGGCTCGCCGTCGCGAGTCTGGACGGTGATCGCGTCCGGGTATTCGGCCGTCATGAGGTAACGTCGCTCGATCGCCGTGGTCATTGGCTTTCCCCTGTGGAATCCGTGGAGAGTGGTGTGGCCGACAACTCTGAGGTCAGCTTGCCGACGGTGAACTCGGTCGGCTCGTCGTTCAGGTAGACGCGGATGAGGGCCGCGGGCTGCTCCGGCGTGGCCTCGATCGCGAACGGCGATCCCTCGACGCCGAGCGTCCCGGACGTCATGAGATGCTCGATCACGCCGTCGGCATCGTCCCAGTACACACGCTGGCCGACTGTGAAGCCGCCGGCCGCGGGCACGCTCTCGCCCTGGCTGTTGTCAGCGCCGCCCGGCACCGGATCGGCGGCAGCCCCGGCGGGGGCCTTTTGCGACTGGTTTGCCGCCATCTGGAGCGTCGAGAATCCAAGCTGCAGGAACGTCTTGTCGGCCTCCGGCTCTTCGAGCAGCGGCAAATCCTCGAGGTCGCGAATCTCGTTCGGCGTGATGGCCGACATGGCGAAGAGCGCCCGATACAGGTTCGCCCGCGCGACCGAATCGCCGCGGAGCAGCGCGCGGTTGTCGAGTTGGAAGAACGTGTTCTCGCCGTAGGTGTCATTCAGCCACAGATTGACGGCACCCTCGAACCGCTTCTGCCACGGCAGCAGACACCACACCTGCGCCGCGAGGTTGTCGGCCTCGGGGCTGCCATACCGCTGGGCCTTCGCATCGCCGACGAGTGAGGCCGGCACGCCCCAGTGGCTGCACACCTCTGGCAGGATGGATTCGCGGAGCTGCTGATACTGGCTCTGCTCCATCGTGTTGGACTGCATCGGCACGAGCTTGTCGCCGTTGGTCATCACGGCCGGCACGCCGCGATTCTCGCCGCCGTAGAGGTCGCGGAACTCGTTGCGGTAGCGGGCGGCCGTCTGATCGTCGAGCCGCTTGGCCGTCTCAATCACGAAGTCGGGGCGGGCCCCGTTCTTCCAGTGAGCCATCGCAGCCGTGTCCAGCTCGCGAGCCAGACTGATCGCGGTCGAGAGGGTGTCGGTGGCCGGGGTGCCGGTGATGCCGTTGTCGCCGAGCCAACGGAAGTGAAGGACTTGACTCTGCTCCAGACGAGACCACCGGCCCTTTTCGTCAAACCATTCGTAGGCCAGCGTGTAGTCGTCGAGCTGCGCGGTCCGCATGCGGCGCGGATGCAGCGGGATCAGGTGTGTCATCGCGCCCCGCGCACCCGACACGACGCGAGCGAAACCGCCGCCGTGGAGCGCAGTCCAGTAACCCTGGAGCGTCCAGAAATCAAACGGGCTCTGCCAAGGGTTTGGCCGCACGCGGAGAGCCGTGACGCATTGCCGGTTGACGCTCGTGGCTGGATCGCCAAAGCCCTGCACCGCGTCGAGGGTCTTCCCGCCGAGCCGAACCTTCAGCCGCGGCGACATGCACCCGATCGCCTGCGCGATGAATCGGCACACCGCGAACACACTGGACACCCGCACGGCAACGTCGGGATGCACGCGGCGATGGGCCGGCGTGCCCCACGCCATTGGATCGAGCAGCGTGCTCGTGGCGATCGCAGAGCGCACGCCGCCGCGCGACGGCCTCCGCGAGGCCGGGCGTTCGGAACTCTTCGCCCGCCGGGGGGCCGCTTTGCTGGCGCGTGCCATGCGGCCATCGTTCCAAACGGCCACCGATTTGCCCTATAGGCCGCTCACCAAAGACGCTGCAGGAAGGGGCCGGAGTCTGGCCGTTCCGAAAGTTCCGCGTCTTTTTCCATGGCGGCCGCGAACGCGTTGACGGCTGCCACGATCCCGTCGATCTTCTCGGGGCTCTTGTCCTTGTCTGGCTTGATCATGCCCGTGGAGTCTTCGACCCACACGAGATTGTTCGCGTTGAACAGCAGGATCGGGGATTCGTAGCCGAACTGCCCCTCGACGACACAACCCTCCAGCATCTTTGCCGGGGCGTTCATCACCGTGGTGCTCGGCCGCACCGCCTTCAGGTCGATCGACTCTTCCTCGAGCATCGACGCGATCGGGCCGATCTGCCACGGGTCGGCACCGACGAGGGCGATTCTGTTTTGCCGGTCGAAGTCCGCGATGTCTTTGGCGACAACCTTGTGATTCAGCCGCGCCCCCGGCGTGACCGTCAGCCAGCCCTCGCGGGCCCACGTCGAATACGGAATGTTGTCCTTCGTCTCGCGCTCGCGGACGGTTTCCTCGGGCACCCAGTATTTCATGACGGCGTAGTAGGAGCCGTCGGCCAACTTGAACAGGAAGCACGCCGCTGTCATGTCGAGATTGCTGGCCACGTCGATCCCGCAGACGCACGTGAGGCCCGCCAGGTCTGGCCGCTCCTTCCGGCAGTTGGAGAAGTGCTCGCCCGGGAAGGCACGGTTGTCGGGAGCCGTCCACACGTTGAGCGAATAACGCAGCCACTTCGAGAATTTCCGTGGATGGGTAAGCGCGTCCTCGTAGTCAGAGCGGAACTCGTCTTCGGTGAAGGCCGTGCCCATTGCCGGGTTGGCCTTCGCCCACGTGGCCGGATCGTGCGGATCGTCGGCTTTCGGATCGGCCCCGAAGATCACGCCGAGAAGGCCCGTGTTGACCGACGGGTCTTTGATCGCCAGCTCCGTCGCCTCCCACCACTCCCAGCCGATGCCGTTGCGGTTGTCGCCGGCCGTCGAGATCGATCCGATGATCGCGTTCGGGATGCCGCGCGTGGCGTACATGATGGTGTCGACCAGGTCGGGCTTCTTGAAACTGTGGATCTCGTCGAGCAGGACCAGGCCGTTGATGCCCTCTGAGACTTTCGCGTCGGCAGACAAGCAGCGAATTTCCTTGCCGTTCCGCTTGTTGCGGATCAGGTACTTGTGGTCGACGACGTCGAACACTGGCTCGAGGATGGGCGACGCCTGGATCGAATCTCGCACCATCCGCCACATGGTGCGGGCCTGATCCTTCACGTTCGCCGCGAGGAAGACGTCCATGCCGGCCACGGTGTTCGCGTATTGGACGATCTGCGAGCAGCTCGTGGTCTTCCGGTTTTTCTTCGGCACGAACACGGAGAACCGGCGAAACCGGAGACGGCCATTCGGGCGACGCCAGCCGAACAGCGGGTAGAGCACGCGATCACGGAACCACGGGATCGGCGAGACCCGGACGATCTCGCCGCCCTCCGCCCGGTGACGGCAGCACTTCTCGATGAACCGCCGCGGCTTGTCAGCCTCCTCCGCGCTCCACACAAAGCCCGGCACGTACTCGGGCCGCGAGGTCGGGTCGACGAAGAGGGACTCCGGCGGCGGGCCGTAGTCCGGCTCAGCCGAACTCGGCGAGCGGGTCTTGCTCTTCCTCATCCTCGATCTCCGGGAGCCGGGCGGACGAAGCGGCCGTCAGGCCGAAGTCGCGAGCGAGACTCACCCAGTCGTTTCGTGCGGCACGGGCCAGCCTGGCGATCGGGTTGGCAACCGGGCCACGCTCCGTCCCGATCACGAACCCCTCCCTGGCCAGCTGGCCGTCGAGCACCTCGAGCTCCGCGTGGAGCCGGCAGAGCAGGGCGAACGCGTCGGCACTCTCGGGCGTGAGACGACCAGACTCGATCATCGCAGGGGCCAGCCGCTTCCACATTGCCGCGGCCGACTTGATTTTGGCGAGCCCGGTCGGCATGCGCACCGGGCCCGGATCCGTGCGGCGAGCAGCGCGCAGGGTGTTGCGGCCGTCCGCGGAACGCTGGCTCTTTGGGTCGGCGACGGGGCCTCGGGAACCCATGGCTACTGTCTCCAAAAATGGGGCAAAACCCGACACAAACTCACGTTGAGGCAGCGTGGGGTCTTCCCTTGAAGGGTCGTTTTTTGGCGCGCCCCACCCCGGTTTGCGTCGTGCGCCGAGGTTTTTCGGGTGTCTTTCATCTCAGTGCGTGCCCTTTTGCCGCTGTTCCTCGCGTGTTTTGCGTCCGTGGCAGCTGCCGCAGATCCACTGGAGATTGGCGTCGTCGTCGCTGCCTCCGTCTTCGAGTGGGATTCGATGGTCGGCGTGGCCGTTCTTGCCGTAAGCCACACGCCCGCAGTCCTGGCACGTGTAGGCGTCGCGGATGGCGACTCGCACACGCCGCTCC